TCACCGCCTGCATAGCACCGGATCCAGTCCAAGTTCTTGCCAAGCAGCATTTGCTGGTAGTAGCCGGGCGGCAGGTTGTGGATATTCTCAGCTTTGGGGTTGACCTTCCACCATTTCCCTGACGCAAAGATGTGATCGTTGGCCTCTGGCATCTCAGGCAGGTCATCGACCTCCACAGGCACCACACCACCAGGCTGCTTGAAGAACTTCCACGCATACACGCCAGTCATCTTCTCCTTTTCAGCCATGCGGTGCCACCAATGGTCATCATCCATGGGGTTGGTGTCCATCCAGATGCCGTGCCAAGTAGCGCCACCGTCCCTCTTGGTCGGATACCTACCAACCCGGTGGGTCAAGCCATCAATGACGGCCTTGGGCAGCTCTCTCGCCTCATTAACCCAGGCACCTGTAAGTTCCAAAGACAGCAACTTCCTCACATCCTTGGGTTGATCAAGGGCCAAGAAGATGACCTCGCAGTCAATCCCAGCTGCGTCACCACGGGCAGGCAAGCGGATGTGGTGGGTGATAGGGGGAGTCCACAACATAGGTCCAAAAGTGCCCTCTGGGAAGAGATCCAGCCAAGTCTTGATAGTTGTAGTCTTCAGCATGGGGTAGCTGTTCCTGACAATCGCCCACCTGCTGTACCTGACGTTATCAATCGGGCTTGGCTTTTGCTGAACAGCCTTGATGAAGATCTTGGCCGCACAGCCGTAGCTCTTGCCCGACCCCACAGGCCCCATGATCCCTTGAACAAAGTTCTTGGACTGGATGAAGTCGTAGATCACCGGCGACTCGCTGAAGTCTAGGTTCAGGCCAGCCATCGGCACGGTCTTGTCGGACATCTCTTTGGTACGGCTCATCTTGTTGCTCCAGTTGTCTAATCTGCCTCTTGCGCCACATGGTTCTTGTCTTTCAGCTTGGCCTCAATGGCTCTGATGAATTCGGAAGCGGTCACACCAACACCCAAAGAGGCGCGGGTAAATTCCAAAACCTCTTCGTTGGTCAGCCCAACCCACTCCTTTTGGCCGCACCAATTGCATTCGCCCTTATAGGTAATCACTGATCGCTCTGCTTTACAGAAATGTTCTTTCACGTTTGCTCCCCCCTTGGTGCAACAACATTGATATCAATCACACTAGGCTTCTCGCTGCCGTCATCAGGGTTGTCAAGCAGACCACTGGCCTTGGCCAGCAACCGCAGTACCCCAACCTTGTCATACAGCTCAATATCTAGCGTGGAGTACACATTGCCCTCAGAGTCTTTCTTGCTGTTTACCTTGATTGACTTGATCGCATGCAGCGCATGCTCTGGTATATCGCTAGACCTCTTCACAGTCACGTTGCCGTGCTCATCCCAGGTCATGATGTCTGTCAGCTTGGTGTTTGCCATAGACAGCAACGCATAAGCCACAGCCTCCTTGTTGGCCATGATGGTCGTTGAGCGCTCCAGCCTGCGCTGCACAGACCTCACCCCACCCCAGTTGGTCAGGGGAGGGATCACCGTTGACTTAACCCTTGCCATCAGAACGGTATATCGTCATCATTGTCAGGAACCACAGCCTTGGGGATAGGCTGAGCAGCAGCAAACACAGGCGCAGCAGACCCAGCACCAGCGCTGCTCATCTTGGCCTTGCCAACCTTGAGCTTGAACCAAACCCCGCCGTCAGGCTTCTTGTTGACGTAGACATCAAGGAAGTGCTTTGTGCCATCAGGCATCACAAACGTGCCCTTGTAGTCACCATGCCACGCCTCAGTCTTCTCAGCGTTCTTCCACGCCTTGCCCTCACCAGGCTTGATCTCGTTATCGTTTGTCATAAAAGTCCTTTACATCATTGTCGTTGAAAAACTAGGGAAAATTTCGGAGTGGGCCCCCTATCGCTACTGTGAGGGGGAGGGGGGAAGGGGTCGCTTTTTACCGCGCCCGTCAACGCGCCCGGTATCGCGCACATCATGCTGGCGCATATAGGTTGAGGCCGCATCCAGGCGCACACGCTGCGATTGCCCCCTGCTTGTACAAAACCCATACGTCGGTATGCTGGTTGAACAGACTGGATTACAAGGCCTACAAGGGGTTGAGCAGGTGTGTGGCTACCCTTGCCTAGACCAACCCTTGATCGTGGCTTGTAGACCCCTTCTGACCCGCGGAGGAGGCATCGATTCATCGGGCATCTGCCTGCAACTGCCGGATCCCTGCCATCAGAACATGGCTGTTGGGCTTGATTCCCTCGGCTTGGTACAGCGGCAGCAGGGTGTCGAGCGCTTCCCTGATCTGCTGTGCAGACATGCCGTCGCTGACAAGTTGTTGCAGATCTTGGTTGTGCAGAACAGACATGTCTGCTTCTTCTTTTAAGTTAACTTCTTCACATGTTGTCTTGTTCCTTTGTTTTATACAACCCTCAGAGGTTGTGCCATAAACCCCTTTAGGTTGTATCTGGGCGAAGTTATCCACAGGCGCTGGTTGTGCCTGTTTGCTGTCTAGTTGTACAACCTCTGGGGGTTGTGCCTGTGTTCCCTTGGCTTGTGCCTTTTGGATGGCTGCTTTCATGTTCCTGACTGTGACTGTCTCGCCTGATTTGGGCATGGTTTTGATCCTCTGGGTTGGTTGCTTGAGTACTTTGCTGATAGCTTGGGCGACTCTTGCTTGGCCCTCTCTGTCTACTTCTTCGGCTTGCTTGGCTTGTTGTTCCTTCATGTAGGGTGGCCTTGTGTCTTCGATGGCGCTGGTGATGCTGACTGCGTCCTCGGCACTGATGGTTGGGTCAAAGATGACCCGCCAGGTTGTGTGCCTTGCGCCCGGCATGGGCTTCTTGAGGATCTCTAGGTAACCTGCTTTGGTGAGCTTGACCAGGTGCTTGCTGATGGCTTGCTGGCTGATGCCGAGCTTGTCTGCCATGGTCTTTTGGCCAACCCAAGTGATGCCAGACCTGTTCATGTAGCTGCAGATCAGGATGAATGACCTGATCATGCCGGGTGTCAGCTGCTTGTCTGTGCATGCTCGGATCGGTATGACCGCGATCTTGCGCTGGTCCGGCACGGGTGCCTGCTCCTTGATCCTTGGCCGCTTGGGCATGTTGAAGTGGACAGGCTCAGTCATCGCGTTCACTTGGATGCCTTCCATAGCTTGGTGACGTTGGCGGCCAGCTCATTGGCTGCGGCTTGGCCGCGCTTGTCTTGAACGCCTTGGATGTAGTCCCGCCTGCTGATCTGTGGGGTCTTCTTGCGCCGTCTGTTGACCGTGACCGGCAGGGTGTCAAGCACCCACTTGGCCTCGGTGTAGGCGCGGTAGGCCTCGCTGTAGCTGCCCACGCTGGTGCCGTCAGGCAGGGTGACTGACTTGGCACCTTGGTGGACTCTGCCGCAGGCATGGCAGGCCAGCTCATCTGCCAAGGACACGGTTGATGATCTTGGTGGCAAAACCTGAGTCAATGGCTGGGGCTGTCTTCTTAGCCTGGTCAGACAGGATCTTGCGCAGCCACTTGGAGCCACCCAACTTTACAAATTCTGCGTGTTCGCTTTGGGTTACTCGCACGCCAACGGTTTTCCCGCTCTTGGTTAACTCACTCTTCGGTCTTGGCATTACTGTCCTTCAATATCTCTTCGTTTAGTTCGTAGGCGATCCTGCGCACGGTGTCGAGCAGCTCGCGCAGGTCAGCCACCGTGTTCATCTCCCGTTCAAGCGCATGCTTGAGCAACTCAATCTGGTGGTGCAGGTTGCGTATCTCGCCGTTGGCCTCTTGGGTGTCCCGCACGGTGCCTTCGTCGTCGCGGAACAGTTTGACGTAGCTGATGTGCATCATTATTCAATCTCCAAGTACATCAACATCACAAACAGCGCTCCAAGGGTCAGCAAAGCCCCCAGCAGCATCAGCGCGACAGCCCAGAAAATAGTCATCAACATGATTGCACCTCCAATGCCCAATGTAAAAGCGCCAGCGCGTCGGCTTCGTTGTCGTCAGTCACCGGGTGGCCAAGAAGCTGCATGGCCTCAATCATGTCCTGCTTACCCGCGTTGCCCTTGCCCGTCGCGTGCTTCTTGATCGTGCCAACCGGCACGCCCTGGTAAGGGATCTTGTGGTGCTCGCACCAGCTGGTCAGTGTGGCCATCAAACCACCGTAGACATGGGCTGAGTCAGTGCTGGCATGCCGGCGAACCTCCTCAAAGTAAACAGCCTGCAGCTCACCGCCAACCGTGCCCTTGAGCTCAGAGAGCCACTGCTTAAAGCGCAGGTAGCGCATGCCGCCGCCCTCATACCTGCCAGGCTTAAAGCTCGCCCAGCCATGCACAATGCTGCCGTCCATTGGCCTGCAAGCCCAGCCCGTGGTGGTGCCCAGGTCCAGCGCCAAGATGGTTTCATTCATAACCCAAGCTCCGCATGTTTGTCGCCCGTGGCCACCAGCGCCAGCTCAATCAGGTACGGCGGCACCAGCTGGCCATCTCTGACCCTGTCCAACAACTTGTGTGCTTCCTGTGGTGTCATGGCTGGCGCACCCCGCTCAAGAAGCGCTGCAACCGAGGCTGAAGCTCGCCGTAGCGTGGCTGTAACTGCTCGCGCACGCACTGGTCAATCAGGGATGACACGCTGCGGCCTTGGTCAATAGCCGCCTTGTCAAGCAGCTCCCGCGTTACCGGGTGCAAGCGCATAAGAAAAGGTTTGAGTTTAGGTTTCATGGGCGCTGAGTGTATATCTACCTGATACCACCCACCCACCCAAATGTGTTGTATTAGGGAAACCACTTAGAAGATACTTGGTTTAGGTACTTCCAAAGCGATATACAAACCGTGATATAGTTCGTTTATGTTCAACGCGTAGATGACACGCAAAGGAGTTCAACATGACCCACATTGCAGACCGCCTCCACGAAGCCAGCAAGATCAATGATGCTGGTGCCCAGCTTTGGAGCTTGTACAACGTACTTGCCGACGATCTTTCTGGAGATGAGCTGCTCGGACGCTTTGATGCTTATGTCGATGATCTGAGCGAAGAAGCTCAAGCTCTTTACCGCAAGCTGGCTAAGTAAGGGGATCTGAACATGACACCCAACACCAGCAAATTCGTCGCCTACTACCGCGTTTCCACCGACCGCCAAGGTCAGTCCGGCCTCGGCCTTGATGCCCAGCGTGCAGCTGTGGCCAAGCACATCGGCACCGCCGATCTGGTGGCCGAGTTCACCGAGGTCGAGTCTGGCCGCAAGAACGACCGCGAGCAGCTGGCTGCTGCCCTGGCAACCGCCAAGAAGACCAAGGCCATGCTGGTGATCGCCAAGCTGGATCGCCTGGCTCGCAATGTGCACTTCATCTCTGGCTTGCTTGAGTCCGGCGTGCCCTTTGTCTGCGCCGACATGCCAGAAGCCGACCGCACCTTCCTTCAGATGATGGCCGTCTTTGCTGAGTGGGAAGCACGCAAGATCAGCGAGCGCACCAAGGCAGCGCTGGCGCAGGTCAAAGCACAGGGCCGCACCCTGGGCTGCCCCACACCAGAGATCGGCTCTGCCATTGGTGTGGCCAAGATCCAAACCAAGGCCGACAAGTATGCCGTGCGCGTTGGCCCCATTGTGCGCGACATCATCACCAAGTCTGGCGCAGATACCATGCGCGATATCGCAGCAGCCCTGCAAGCACGCGGCGTGGCCACACCACGCGGCAACACCAACTGGAACGCCTCACAAGTGTCCAACCTTCTCAAACGCATCTAAGGAGTAAACCATGGCTAAAAAAATCAACACCGGCAAAGTGATCATCGGCTCATGCTATGAGCTTCCCCTGACCCCAGAATCAGACCCCGACATGCTGCGCCTGCAGCGTGCCCTGCTGCCCCCAGTACACCCGCTTGAAACCAGAGCAGCCGCAGCTGCCGACATGGTCTTGTATGTGGTTGCAGCCATCGGGCTGGTTGTGATCATCTTCGTATGAAGGTTGGCCAGATCATCCGGGATGCGCAGCTCGACTTGTTTGAGCAGCGCGATGCCGACTTCTTGGCACGGTGCCGAGTCGTCGCAGCCGAGGTCTGCCGCCAGCGTGGCAGCGTCAGCATCAACGATGTGCGCGAGCGGGTTCAGATCCCTGCGCACCTCCACCCATCTGTTTTGGGCGCGGTCTTTCGCACCAAGCAGTTCGTCAAGGTTGGCCTTGTTGAGGCCAATCACCCCCAAGCGCATGCCAGAGTGGTGCGCGTTTATCAACTACAGGAGTAAATCATGGCAGGCAAACTGACCGACGACAAATCAATGAGCGCATCGCGCTTACCCGGCCTCATGGGTTTCAGCAAGTACAGCACACCCAACGAAGAGCTGCAGTTCAGCATCAACGCCATTGACGGCAAAGAGCGCCCCGACATTGGTAATGAGGCCATGGGCTGGGGCAATACCTTGGAGCCAGTCATCCTAATCGAATCAGCCAAGCGCTTGGGGATCACCGACTATGACACCCAGATCGGGCAGGCCTACACCCATGAGGCCATCCCCTTGTCATGCAGCTTGGATGGCATTGGCTTTGGGCTTAGCCAGGAGATCTTCACCGACCCCGACAAGGGTCTGTATGTGGTTGGCCAAGATTCCATTGTGCTCAGCGGCCCAGGCGTGCTTGAAGCTAAGCTCACTAAGATGATGCCAGAAGATGTGCCACACCTTGCGCGTGGGCCCATCCAGCTGCAAGGTCAGATGCTGATTACTGGCCACAGATGGGGCGCAGTCTGCGTGCTGTACCAAGGCATTGAGCTGCGCGTGTTTCTGTTTGCACCGCACCATGAAACCCAAAAGGAGATCATTAAAGCTGTGCTGGCCTTTGACCACAAGCTGAAAACCTACCGCGAGTCTGGTGTTATCGACTGGTACCCACCACAAACTAGCAAGGAAATGGACCGCATGTACCCGCAGGCCGTGGCCAAGGAAGAGATATCACTGGCCGTGCAGGCTGAGCAATTGGCCGAGCAACTGCTGGCTGCCAAGTCTGTTGTCAGAGAGGCCGAAGCTTCAATCGACAACGCTGAGAAGCAGATCAAAGAGCTGATGGGGCAGGCTGAGCGTGGCCGAGCTGGCCGTTTTGTGATCAACTGGCCCATGCGCAACTACAAGGCGGCAGCCGAGCGCCTGGTGCCAGCCAAGGAAGCCTACAGCGTGCGCCAGTCCACGCTGACCATCAAGGAGCAGCCTTGAACCTGCAAGGCAGGCCCGACATGCAGCAGGCCTTCGACGATGCTGTCGTGGCCATGCTTAACGCCACCGACTGCACCGAACCACAAGCCGCAGCCTTTGTTGAGGCCATGGCCAACTTGATTTTTACCACCATGCAAACCTACTTAACTGAGAGAGAACCAAATGAACCACATAATCATTGAGCGCAGGCGGCAGGCCGTACTTAAGCGCTTTGAAAGCTATGTTGCGCCGGAAGCCATCACCGGTTGCTGGAACTGGACGGGCTCCGGCAACAATGGAGGTTACGGTCGAATAACCAATGAAGAAGGGCAAGTCATGCTTGCTCACCGCTGGTCATTTCGCCGGTTTATTAGCGAACAGATGCCACCTGTCGTTATGCATGTTTGCGATAACCCCGCATGTGTGAACCCATCACATCTTGTCGCTGGCAATCAAGTACTGAACATGGCGGACATGTGGGACAAGGGGCGCGGCAAACCTCGTAAGATTACCCGCGAGCAGTCAACGCTAACAAAATATACCCGCGAGCAGCTAGAGCAGGTTAAGGTATTACGCGCTGAAGGCTTGACCCAAATGACAATCAAGAAGCTGACGGGCATCAGCCAGTCTCATGTGTCCCGTATTTTAAATGGAGCAGTTATATGAATTTAGTCACAACCAACAACCAAGGCTTTGCACCTGTCACATTAGATGAAGCCATGCGCTTTTCAGAGATGCTTGCAAAGTCAAGTATGGTTCCCAAGCAGTACCAGAACAAGCCAGAAGATGTGCTGGTCGCCGTTCAATGGGGCAAAGAGCTTGGCCTTGCGCCATTACAAGCCTTGCAGAATATTGCGTGCATTAACGGGAAGCCTTCTGTTTATGGTGACGCTGCTCTTGCCTTGGTTCAGGCAAGCCCACTTTGCGAAGGCATTGAAGAGCGCATGGAGGGCGAGGGCACCCCGAACCCACAAGCGGTCTGCGTGGCCCATCGCAAGGGCAGAAAGCCGGTGGTCGCCACCTTCTCGGTTGAGGACGCAAAGAGAGCTGGTCTGTGGGGGAAGCAGGGGCCGTGGACTTCGTACCCAAAGCGCATGCTTGCCATGCGTGCTCGCGGCTTTGCGTTGCGCGATGCTTTCCCTGATGTGCTGAAGGGTTTGATCAGCGCCGAGGAAGCAGCCGACTATCCTGATGAGGCCAAGCCTCGGCCAACAACCAAGCCAGCCAACCCGTTGGACCTGGTGGCTAAGCCAGAGCCAGTGGCCATAGAGTCGGTTGAGGTTGTGCTTGAGGCCGAGCCTTATTTAGAGCCGACTGGGGTAGTTGAGCCCAATGGCTTTGCTTTGCTGGTGCCTGGCAAGGATGAGCCATTCTCAGTTCACGAAAGCTTGGATGAGTGGCAAGATGCCTACGAAGATCTGGCCGACAAGACAGCGAGAGCCGGCAAGCGGCCTGCGCGTGAGCGCATGACCGCGCTGAAGGAGCTGCGTGTGGCCAACGAAGACACCATCGCACGCATTGACCAAGTCAAGCGGATCCGGCACACAGCCAGCTACACCCAGCGCATTAAAGCGCTAGGTGCATCTCAGTAATTAAGCCACCAAGCCTGGCAGGTAGGTTGTCTTGCCTGCCACCTTGGTTGCTGTCAACTCTTGATTCTTGAGGTTAGATTGGTCAAAGCTAATGTGAACCCAGCCGCTGTCAGGAATGCCGGGTGTGTAGAACTCAAGGATCAACTGTGTGTATTCAAGGTTATCCATGATCCACTGAGCTAACTCGGCATTGGCCACACCAGGTATCTCAATGTCAGCCGCCATGCCTTTGCAGTGGTCTGATGTCTTGCTGCCACCAACCGCCGCATTAGACTCAGGAGAACGATAAGCAGAATTAACTTTTACACCTTTGCCGTAATGATCACGCACAGGCTGCAATACCTTCTCACAAAGCAGTCTCAAGTTCTCTGTAGCCTCGGCATCTGGACTATTGTCATACCCCATACGCAATGCAGTTTCTGACTTGCACATTTCATGTAGAGAAAAATTGGCACTTAGTTGAGTCATTTCATGTTCCTTAAGGTTTCGTAGGTTTGGATGCAGAGGTTGAGCTTTCGGATGGCTGAGTCTCCATCACTGGCGATCTGGAGAAGATTGGCAGCGACATCAGTCGATCCACTAGATTCGGCTCCTGCCTCTCCATCGTCACTTCCAGCGGTAACGGCGGTAACTGAGGTGGAACAAACGGCGCTTTGGGTGGGGATTGACAGGCGCAAAGCGCCAGAGGCAACATCAGCGCGTAACTTAGATTCTTTAGTTCTTGCAGCATTCTGTGACTTCCTTAATGTTTCGGCATAGGTATTTGCTACGTTTGCCATGTTTTGCTCAGTCTCCCTTGCTTTGGCATTCAAGGCGGCAATCTCAACTTGCTGGCGAGTATTCTCATCATCTGACCCCTTGAGATAACCGCCACCAAAAGCGCCAGCTACCGCCATCAGTATGCCTAAAAGCACCCAAGGATTAAACAAACTCATGGTGCGGGAGGGTCGTTATCAGTAGCTTCAGCCTTGGCACTGGCGTTGGCTATTGCCTTAACACCTGATCTACCAGCTACACCGCCAAGTACTCCAGTGATGAAAACCATTATTGTCGAAATCTGCTGGGTATATACGCGGTCGATAGCCGCCATTGCTCCATTCATTGGCTGCATAACAAACGATACTGAATAGAGAAACATACCCATGGAGGCCAACAGTATGCTGACAAGCACCACAATAACGAATGCCCAAACTCTGACTTCAATCTCATCAGCAGTCAGGCGACTGTTAGGTTTGTATCCAATGACGGCCATTATTTCTTCTCCTCTGATTTAACTAACATCTCAGGACAAGTGCCTGACGCTGTACAAATGGGGGGCTTGCATTCGGCATTTTGCCAATTCAATGGGTCTTGGCATGGATAGCGGTAGCGATCATCGCAGCCTGCCAGCACCACAAGCATTACAGACAGAATCCAAATCTCATACACAGTCATTTGTCTTTCTCCTTTCGTTGTTGTTGTTCAACTTGCCGTCTTAACTTCTCCACCTTTACAAGCTCCTGCTTAACTTCATTCTTTGTTTCCAAGATATCCAGATAAAGCATTGCCCCAAGCGGAAGTAGGAAAGCCACAAACAAACACAAAAGAATTGCGGCCACTATGTCTTCCTTAACTGACTGACGAACAGGAGCCACAGCCACAGGTAAAGGAGGAATAGGGTAGTCACTACTAGGTACGCTACTTTTAGCTGAAAGTTTCTTTGTTCCTCTTTGCGTAGCCATAGCTCCTGCCTATTCTTGGCTTCCTGTTTGAGCCTTGCTTGTGTTTGCTCCTCTTCAATCTTTTCTCTCATGCTGAAAACTTCTGAGTACAGAGCACCCATCTCTGCTGGGGCTTGAAAAACCATGCACTCTCGTATCTGTACAACCAAGTTGTCCATCTCTTGCTGGGCCATCACTCGCTTGAGTGCTGACTCCATCAGGTTTTGGTCAGGGTCGTAGACTGATTTGCTTTTCTCTTCCTCTTCCCTGATGTGTGCTGCTAACTGTTCTTGGAGTCTGAAGAATTCTGTGAGGTTTTTGACAATGTCAACTTTGACTTGAGTCTCTGAGACAGAGACGTAATCAGATTTCTTAGACTTGCCATTTGACTTTGCAACCTGGGCTTTAGGCTTGCTACCAAAGAACCCAAGTAGCTGATTCCAGAAGCCATGCGCCTCTTTGCCAATGGCAACAACCTCATCAGCAGTTCTTTTGATCTCAACGAAAGACTCTTTAGCCTGCTTGTAAAGCTCACACCCAGCTTGGATCTGTTTGACCAAGCCAGCTGCCAGGAGGCAAATGCTGATCGGATCCACATCACAGCTTTAGCACCAACGTGAGCAACATGCCAATGATTGCAGCGCAGCTGCCGATCAAGATCTGCTCAATGCGTTTGAGTCGAGCGTTGATAGAGTCGTAACGCAACTCACACACAGCTTCGTGCGTATCAAGTCTTCCTTCAAGTGGTGTCATCATGGTGCCTCTGGCCAAGTAATAGTCCAAGGGAAACCTGTCTGAGATGGCACATCCCGCAGGGCTTGGCAGTAATCTTTCCACGCCTGTGATGGTGTCATATCACTGCGAAACCGCCAATCAGTCTCTGATAGCTTGGTATCCCTAGAAGCCCGAACAGACTTGGCTTGCTCTGCATCTTTAGCGGCTTTGTAAGCATCTTCATTCTGAGCAGCAGTAGTTACATTGCCTTCAGCATCTTCAGTTTGAAAGAACGATGGGCCTAGATTCCACTTTGTGTACCACTTGCCGCCAATCTCCTCAATACCGCCGTAGACTGAGTATTGGTAGACAGTGCCGCCTGTGGCTTGTGCGCCTTCAAAGACAACGTCTGCACCCAAGGCTTCTAGCACCTCAGTTGTTGTTGTTCCCCATGTAGGGCCACCATTGGCTTTTGTGTATGCACGAAATTCTGATTCGTACATTACTTGCCCGTCATTTGTTCGTATTTGCATGGTTGTTCCTTATGCGATTGCCAAGAAGATGTATGTTCCACCACTTGCATTGATGTCTGCTGGCGCTGTGCTGCTAATCTCAAACCCTGCGCTGTAGGTGTCGATGTAGTCTGTCGATGTCACTTCAGCGGCTGTACTGTTGAGCAAAAGGTAAGGGTCATTACCAGACACAATTCCTCTAGCTGTATCCCACACATACCAGTCGCCATAAGCGTCAGTGCGTTTAATAAGTACAAACCTAGCCCCTGCTGTGAATCCGCAATCAATTTGATTTGTAGTGGCTGTTCCTGTGTATGAGCCTACTTTAGAAACACCAGCGCAAGTGGCAAATAGCCAAGCAACAAAAGTACTGCCACTTCCATTAACTTGTCCGCCAGTATTTACAGAAAATACAGAACTTGTAGGGGTTGTACTATTCCAAAAAGTTCCACTATCACTACTAGAACCACTTCCACCATTAAGGCTTAAATAATTAGTGTTTCCTATAGTTGAGTTATACACAACCCATAAAGCATTTGTATTTCTACGTTTCACAATCATTAACTCAGGTACGGCCTGTAAGTTATGCGCCACAGTCCTTGCAGAACCTGTCCCTGTATAGCAAACTTCATCAAAAAACGATGGGGCTCGTCTAAAGCATTCATATACTTCAGTTCTTCCACTGACGTTTATTTCAGTTAAGTTGTTTGCGCCTGCGCTAAAGCCATCTATACCAAAAGCTGTTAAATCTAAATTGGCAGTAAGTAACTCTTCTGCACCTGTGGTAGTAGAGCGTAAATCTGCTAGACCTCGCAGTCGGTCAAGCCAGTTTTTATCTCCTGTAAACGCACGCATAGACTGCACTATTAAATCAGGCGGAAATCCCACACCAGTCACATTAGCATTTGCCCCTGTTCCTGTCCTTGCAATAGCGTTATAAACACTCGTACCCAACGTAGGCACTTTCATCGGGCCTCGGCGTATGGCTATGTAGATGTAGGTGGTTGATGCGTTTAATTGCCCATTGACAGCCGCAAAACCAGTTGAGTTTGGTGCTAAATATGCTGATGCGCCAGTTGCCTCTGCATTTGAAAGGTTTGGAAACAAGATGGCTCGTGACGTTAAATTAAACGCCCTCATGTTGTCTTCAATGTACCAACTTTGTGCAGCAGATGATGCCTTAACCATCAACCATTGGGGTTCATAGCCCAAACTTACAGTGGCATTTCCACTGCCATCAGTAGTAAACGACCCACAGCTAATCACATTGTCCGTACCCGTCAGGCCAAATCCACCTGCGTCATGGGCGAATAGGTAGGCAACGTATGTAGTGCCGTTTGTGTTTGCACCTAACTGAGATGTATGAACCGAAAATTGTGTTGAGCTAACTGTCCAAGCATCAGGTGAAGCGGCACTAGAAGAAGCGGCTGTTAAGTTCAAAGCTATAACTTGTGCAACACCCAAAGACCGATGGTAAACATACCAATGACCCTCATTTGTACTCACTGCTTTAATAATTATGCAACCCGGCTCTGAACCTAAAGAATGAGAATGACTAATAGCACCTGTAGCGCCTGTCCCAGTCCATGTCACAATATCGAAAAACTTAGGCTGCTTGCGGAATGTCCATGATACGGAATTAACGCCTGTGTTATTTGTATTTGCACTAGTTCCAAGTGTAAATCCGTTGCTATTAAATGATGAAAAAGACGGGCTACCATCTTGCGCTTCAGTCCCGTTTGTTCGTAATATATTTGATGGTGTTCTAGCGGAGTCAGCCAAAATATTACTGTTGTTGTAAGTTCCTCCACCAGTATTTGTTGTTCGTGTTTTAACCCAAACTAAGCCACCCTTACCAGCCAAGTCAATGCCATTGGTAATTGTTTGCGTAGTGCCGTTGCCTGTATACAAAAAGCAAGAAAACACATCCTCAATAAACGTAGGCACAACAGCCACACCATTGCCAACAAAGGCATCTTGAGAAGCCGCACCAGAAGTTCCTTGTAATGGCATATTTTTAAGCCTTAAATTGTGTGTTGCTTGCCAAGACAGTAAAGGTTGCACTGCCTGTTTTAATGATGAGATAGCGATAACTATCAATACCACTTGCATTACCCGCAGTAGGCGCACCACCAAACCATCTTGTTGTCACACCTGATGTCGTGCCATCAACTTGAACAGCACTGTTGTAGTAAGCAGTAGCACCTTGCGTCACCAAGAAAGCTACAGTCATTGATTGACCTGTACTCATCAAAGTATCAAGCGATGTACCGCTAGACGCTCTGAAGTTAACTGTCCAGTTAGCACTTGCATTGCTGGTGTAATAGAGAACAGCTTGAGTAGTGACATCGTATGCAATCGTGCCTGTTGCCGCTGTAGCCGATACTGTTGTTACCTCTGCCACATCATTTAAGACCATTGCAAGTGCTGATGATGTGCCTGAGAATGTCTGTGTGCCTGTAAAAGTTTGCGCTGTGTTAGTAGTTGCTATGTTTGCGTTGTACGCTTGCACATCAGTGCCAATAGCAAGTCCAAGGAATGTCCTAGCACCACCACCACCAGCTCCCAATGTGGTGAGGTCAGCGTCATAGGCCTGCACATCAGTACCAATTGCCAGCCCTAAGTTTGTCCTGGCGCTTGCAGTGCTTGATACGTCTGACAAGTTATTGGCTGCTGCCAGGTAACCTGATCCAGACACATACGCGGCAACCCATGCGCTACCTGTCCAGAGCTGCATTGCACCAGACACGCTGTTGAAGTACAAAGCGCCAGCAACCAAGGCGTTGCCGTCATTGTCTACAGTTGGGTTACTTGTCTTTGCACCAAGGTATCGGTCATCAAAGCTGTCGTATGCAGCCAAGGTTGCATCCCTTGCAGACTCTGCTGCAGTCTGCGCTGATGCTGCGCTTGTTGCACTACCAGCTGCAGCAGTGGCTGAAGTAGCTGCATTGCTTGCTTGTGTGCTTGCAGTAGTAGCGCTACCCGAAGCCGCTGTCGCAGAGTTGGCCGCATTGGTGGCAGAGGTTGAGGCACCCGAAGCAGATGTGCTTGCATTGCTCGCTGAAGTACTCGCATTGCTGGCTGATGTACTGGCGGCACTGGCACTGCTTGACGCACTTGACGCACTTGCTGCAGCTGCTGTAGCGCTGGTGCCAGCATTGGTTGCTTGAGTGCTGGCTGTTGTAGCAGATCCAGAGGCTGCAGTGGCAGAGGTACTGGCATTGCTGGCCGAGGTTGAAGCGTTGCTTGCCTGGGTGCTTGCTGTACTGGCTGAGCCAGACGCAGCAGTGGCAGAAGAAGCGGCAGCCGTAGCGCTGGTGGAAGCAGCCGAGGCAGATGCCGCTGCATTTGTGGCGCTTGTTGATGCCGCCGCTGCGTCAACCAACAAAGTGAACTTTGCCGCGTCAGCATTGGTGTTAATTGGCAGTGATCCGCTAGATGTGTGCTGCGTAATAACTTGCCAGATGTTGTTGTTTGTTGTGTCTTTGACAATGTCTCGGACGTAGTACAGCGTGCCGCTTGCCCAGTTGCCACGGTTG